GTGCCGTACAGGAAGAACAGCGCATGCTCCTGCGTCGACCCGGTCAGCGCGTAACCCGCCATCCGCTGCAGGTAGGCCTGCAGTTCGGCATCACCGCCCGTGACCTCGGCGAGGAACTGCCGCCAGGTCGGGCAATCGCCCCCTGGTGTCGCCGTGGTCACCTTCGTCATCCGGTCCTCGCGCCGATGCGCTCGCAAGTTGCCCGAGCGCAGGTCGACTACCCCGCCGGGGGTGTTGAGCGCCCACATGTCGGCATCCCACTCATCGGCCGTGGCCGCGTGCTTGGGATCCGAGCGGGCGATCTTCTCGACCGAGGCGATGGTCGATGAGCTCGCCAGCTTGGCCTTCTGCCGCGGCGTTTCCGCCTTGAACGAGGCCGCACGGCAGATCCCACGCGACAGGTGGGTAACGTAGAGCAACTGATCGGGATTCCACCGCACGCCAGTCCACACCAGCCATTTGCCCCACAGGGAGCAGTACCGCCAGTCGTCGCCATAGCGGCGCGTGAAGGCGGTGGCCAGCCCGTCCTCGGTTTCCCAATCCACGCCCTCCAGCACGTCCGCCGACACGGTGTCGTCCACCTCCGGCACCACGGGCACCCGCGCACCGGCGGCCAGGTAGCCGCCGACGTCGAACCCTTCCTCGATCGCGTCCGCTGCATCCCAGCCCTCCGCCTTGTCGTCCGGCGGCAGCAGGATGGCCACCAACAACGCGCCCGCCTGCAGGATCGCCTGCGACGCCCGGTCGGCATACTCCCAGCCCGGCTTGTCCCGGTCGGGCCAGATCAGCACGGCCTTGCCGGCCAGCGGCGACCAGTCGGTCTTCTCCACGGGTGCGTTCGCGCCGTGCATCGCCGTGGTGGCGACGATGCCGGCGTCGATCAGGGCCTGGGCGCACTTCTCGCCCTCGACCAGCACGACCTGCGAGGCGGCCGCCAGTCCCGGCTGGTTGTACAGCGGACGCGGATCGGGCGGGGCCATCTTGCGACGCTTGGCGTCCCACGGCCGGAACTCCTTGCCCCGGCCGGGCGGGTCGTAGCGGTACACCACGCCGATCAGCTTGCCGGCGGCGTCCAGGTAGTCCCACTTGGCGGTCTCGGGGCCGAGGTCGTCCGTCGGCGGCTCCTTCCGCTTGCGCCGCACCGGCTGCGTGCTGGCGAGACCGAGCAGGTCGGCGGCGCGCGCCAGCACCCTCGGGAATTCCGTCTGCACGTCGACACCCAGGGTGCCCGCGATCACAGCGAACACATCCCCGCCGTCGCCTGTGGCGCGGTCCGTCCACAGACCGGCCTTCTCGCCGTCGAGCACGATTTCCAGGCTGTCGCCGGGGTTGCCCTGGATGTCGCCGATCACGAACTTGTTGCGCCGCTTCTTGCCGGCCGGAAACAGGATGGCCAGCACCGAGTCCAGCCGGTCGAGCAGCAGGCCCCGGATGCGCTCCCGCTCCCCGTCCGAGGATGCGGGACGAGCGACCTCCTGGCCCTGCGGTGGGCTGTCATTGAAGTCGAGCATGGACGCTCCGTTCTTGCAGTTCGTCAGGGACCTCCAGGAGATAGCCGGTCTTGACCGCCACCTCGCGAACGAACGCGGGATTGAGGTCGATCAGCCCAGCCACCTGCGCGAGATCGTCGCCGCGCAGGAAGCGCTCTGCGTCCTCCTGCACGGACCGGTTCTCCCCATAACGGGCGTCGGCGATGGCCTGGCAGAGCACCGCCAAGATCAGGCGCTGCTCGGGCATGAGCCCTGTGACCGGCGCATTGACGTGGCGCTGCAGCAGCCGCTCCACGACTCGCATGGTCACCAGGGGGCGCGGACGCGCGGCTCGACGGGCGCGGCGCGGATCAACGGCGCTGCGGGTTTTAGGGCGGGGATTACGATGATTGAAATCCAGCATCTCGGTTACCACGGAATGTCATCTTCCAAGTCGGCGAACGCATCCGCCGACAGTCCTACTGAACGCCGCTGCCCCATGGAGGCGGCCTGGGCACTCGGCGCGTTGAGCGCTATCGCCTCCGCGTATGCGGACACGATGACCTTGATCACCCGCAGGGCCTCGTCTTCGGCGTAGTGGGCCAGCGGCTTGTCGAAGCCGATCTCGCCGGCCACCTGCCCGAACGGCCGCAGGCATCGGCGCATCGCAGCACGCTGCTGCGCTGTGGTCTCAGGCATGTGCGCCTCCCTTGTGAGTGATTCGGACAACGGTGGCTCGGTCTCGCGCCAAGCCCCGTACATCGCGTGAAAGGCATCCTGGCAGCGGCGCGAGCAGAAGGCCCAGTCGGGCGGATGGCGACGCGGATCGCCCACGCGGAAGCGCAGGTCCGAGTGCCGGTAGCCACGTGCTTGTTGGCGACAAACCCAGCATTGCACGGTCCCTCCTCACTGCGCCCACGTCGGGCGCGTGAAACCGGCCGCCTGCCGGGGTTGGGCGGCACGTGCCGGTGCCGACGCGGCAGGCGCGTGTGCGCGGCCGACACCGGCATTGGCGGCGTTCGCCGGCGGCGCGCTGCCGGCCATGAGCGCCGCGTAGTCTTTGTGGTTCGGCTCCACCGCCTGCCGGATGACATTGCGGGCGTCGCCCCGGCTGTCGAGCTCGATGTCGACACGGCCGATGAATTCCATGCCGTGAAGCTCGCCGAAATCGCGGATACGTCGGGAGAGCTGGGCCGGCTCGGAGTTGTCGTCCGGATGCACGCCACGCGCGGAGTTCAGCGCTGCGCGCACGAACGCACGCCCCATGTTGGCCCACTCGTCCCCCTTGGGCGAATGCAGACCGATCATCGACCACAGCTTGCGCTTGGCGTACGGCCCTTCGAGGACCACGAATTCGGCGGCGAGATACACACTGCCGGTGTGCTCGGATTCGGTGGCCCAGCCACCCGTCCAGCCACGGGACGGATCATCGAAACCGCCCTGACGGATCGTCATGCGGATCTTGAGCAGCGTGCCCTTGGGGATCAGGTCAAAGCCGACTTGCCGGCCGGCGTCATTGAAGTCATTCCAAAACGTCATGGTCTAGTTCTCGGGATTCAGGAAAAGTTCGGTTGCGTCGTGGCGCCAGCGAGCGGCACAGGCTTGCGCGGCGCCGCGGTCTTGGCGATCAACTTGCCCAGGTGCGGCTCCTCCAGGGCATCCAGCCGGCCGGAGCGGTCCTTGGCCGGGTAGCCCCAGGCGTTGTCGGTGTGGGTGACGAACGCGCGGAACGGCTCTGCGGGCGCGGCAGCCGCCTCCCCGTCCGCCGGTGCGTCGGGGCGTAGCAGCGCCAGCGTGATCACCTCATCGATGACACCGGGCAACTCCAGCGCGGTCTTGCTGCCCTCAAGCTGGATCGCGAAAAACCGCCGGTTGAACTCGTCAACCTTCTCTTCCAGAATCGCCACGAACACGACGTGCTTGTCGCGCACGTGCTGCAGGTGCGTCAGTGCCGCGATCATCTCGGTACCGAGCAGGCCGTAGGCGCCCCGCGTGTCCGGCTTGCCGGTGCGCTCGGAGAACGCCTGCGGTTGCGTCTTGGCCCAGGCCAGGCACAGCCGGGACAGCACGGTGATCGAGTCCACGAAGTAGGTGCTGTACTTGTCCAGCTGCTTCGGGTCGCCATAGCGCTTGCACACCGCGTCGAAGTGCGCCTGCGAGTACGGCTGGTCGGGGCTGGCCGCCGGGTTGGGGCCGGCCAGGAACACGACCAGGTCGCGGAACTCGGGCCAGGAGCGCGGGCGCAGCGTGTCGCCATACCAGTCCAACACCGCCAGGTCGCCCGCCTCCAGATCGACAAACAGGGTGCTGTCTTCGGGCAACGTCTTGAGCTGGCTGGTCTTGCCCGCGCCGGGGATTCCGACGAGGACGATCTTGGCGCAGCGGGGCTCGGCCAAGCGCTGCTCTGCGCTGATGATGGGCAGCGTCATTTCCATGCCTCCTGGCCGGCGAGCACAACTTGCGGCTGCTCCAGCGTGAAGGTGGACTTGCCGGGGCGCACGGTACGAGCCGCCTCGAATTGCTTACGGAAGACGTCGGACCAGTTCTTGTACTTGTTCTCCGACACCTTGTAGGTGATGGTCATGTACTGCTCGGGGATGTCGCCCGAGGCGGCGATATTGCACGCCAGTTGCCTCAGCTTGGCCTGATCCCACACCACGTTGTTCACCAGTTCGCACTTCACGGTCTGGCCGTGGTCGTCAATGCGGACCGTGCCGTGGTCGCGGCCGGTTGCCAGAATGGCTTGGCGAGCCAGGTCGGCATAGCGCAGTTCATTGATCTGATCGGCGAATGCGCGCACCTCCTTGGTGAACGCGTGCAGCTGCTCGACTTGGGCGATGAACTGACGGTACGTGTCCAGCGGCGCCTCGGCGTAGTGCGCCGGGGGAAGGTGCATGGCGTGTTGGAGTGCGACGAGGTTCATTCTTCGTCTCCTTCCGAGTCCTCGGTGTCCTCGCAGCGATTGCTCGGGCTCCTATAGAGGCTCTCCTGCTCGAAGTGTTCGATGTCTTCCAGGCGGTAAAGGACGGCGCCGCCGATTTTGAGGAATCGCGGACCGACGCCGTCGGAGCGGTAGCGTGCGATGGTGGATTCGGCTCGGCCCCAGCGGATAGCGAGGTCTCGCTGGGTCAGATGTGGACGCTGTGCGGCGTCATGGGACTGTTCACGGGACATGAAATCTTGCGTTCAAGAGTGGATACACACCGGTTGCAGAGGCTTGCGCCAGCGCTGCAACCGATGTCGGTATCGTCTCGAACGGGATTACTCAGACCGTTCCTCAGATTCCTCAAACTCGTTCCTCAAATCGAATCTGTGCGGTCCAGATGCAAAAAAACCCGGTGTGATTGCGATCAGTACCGGGTTGCTGAGGTGAATTGGGTGATGGGTGGTCGGAACCGGGCGGCTAGTGCCAACCTGAGGAAAGCGGTTCTGAGCCTACCCAAGCCAGCCCCGCAAGGAGGGGCTGGAAGTTCCGAGCGTTCCTCAGATTCATCAAGCGAGTTCCTCGGATCGATTTGGGTTGTCCAGGCATCGGGTCCCAGTCGCCAGCCGGAGGCAATGTCGCGTGAGGCCCCTCATCCAGTTATCGCAGCACCACCGCGATAGTCGCGACACCTGTGTGTGGCCGGGATGGTCGTGAAGATCGGCTGGAGGCCGAGTTCAACCAAGAGCAGCCGTTCGACATGACCGCCTAAATCGTCGAAAATCGATCGCCGGAACTTTCATCCTGGCTGCCCACGTAAACCCGACGACGTTTGAATAACTGTTAGGGGTCAATATGCCTCAACCGCTCTCGCGCGTTACGCCAGAGGCCGGCATCGTCGTAATTGGTAATGCTGGCGATCGCGTGCTCGCAAGACATCCGGACCTAGCGGTACTGGCGATCGAGGCGATCGCTTCCTGGTCGAACGTGGAGAGCTTCATGCTCGGCCTGTTTGTGGAGCTTTTTGGTGGCCATAACTCGCTAGCTACCGAAGTGTTTCTCTCTCTCGATGGGCAGGCCGCGAAATCTGCTGCAATTAATGCCGCAGCGGCCTCGGTGCTGAAGGATCGAGACGCAGAACTCCGTGTCCTCCGGGCGATCCTCGCAATCGCAAAAACGAACGAAAAGGACAGAAACAAGCTTGCTCATTGGACGTGGGGGGACAGCCCAAATCTGCCGGATGCGGTGCTACTCGTAGACCCGCGCACGACGGTGCACGAACTCGACCGCTCCTACGTGTATGTCTATAGAGCACAAGATTTTATAGCGATCACGCAAGCCAATGACCGTCTATGCGGATACGGCCTCAGCTTTCGATTTATTCTTCGAGGACACGTGGCAAATCGAGGCGGTAGTCTGCTCGCGGAGCTTGCCGCTGAGCAAGAAATTCAAAAGCGGCTACGCTAGCAGCTTGCCACAAAGGGGGTGAGGCTTGGAGATTATTGAAATCCAGAATAACGTCAACACGCTTCTTCAAAACGACTGGGTAAAAATTTTAGCTCTCCCGTCCCTTGGCGGGCTTTACTTATTTTTCAAATATTTTCTTGAACGAAAAATAGAAGGAAAACCCGATGCGGAAAATATTTCGCAACTGAACCAGCTTGCCGACCTCAAGGAGAAACTGGACAAGAACGGAATGACTCTGGAAGAGCTTCAGAGTTTTCGTGCCAAGGCTCTTGGCAAAACTGCCAACATAGCCATTATAACTGCGCAGAAATACACAGATGCTGCTTCACAATTGGTCGGCGACGCCGAGAAAGCGGAGCATGACCCAGATTGGGAGCCGGCTCTGACTCAAACAGACATGAACTTGCTGTCGATGAAAAAGGCGGCGCAGGCCGACGATGAGTTAGCAGCGATAGTTAATAGAAAATTTCGAGAACTCGACGGAGATGACCGCCTGATACTCCAGCAGTCACAGTCGGCATGGGAATCTTTCCGCGAGATGGAGACAACACGGGAGTCTCGGCGTTGGGAAGGTGGAACTATCAGACCGCTCATGGTCAATCTGAAATATGAAGCAATTACGCGAGAGCGAATCGCTGGACTATCAGCAGAAGAAAAAATAGAGGTCGCAAGGAACTTTGCAGTGAAAACTCCTCCGACACCAAGGAACCTCCTGCAACATATCTTTCCGGGTGTACCGAAAAAGCGTGTGCAGGATATTCTGGGCACACCCAGCTTTATTTTAGCCAATCACTGCTATTACCGCTACGAGGAAACTCAGGTAGAGATTTCATTCAACCACGAAGATGCCATCGATGATGTAATTGTTATTTTGCTCCACGACCGAGTCTATTCAGGCTCGTCTCCGGCCTTTTTAACTGATATCCCTCTCGGAAAATTGACATTGGCGGACATTCTCGCGTGTGACGACCAATTGGAGGTTGAGTTTCGAGGCAGCCTGAGGACGCAGGAAATTTATGTGTGCGGTCGAAGTGGGCCTTCTGGAGCCTGGACATACTTTTGTTTCGGAGCACTGTCAGTGTTCAGTGGCGTAGGCCTTCTTCAAGAAACTCAATTTGAATGGGACAAAGAAGCTGGCTGTCTACGCACCGACCCCAAAGACATATTAATCAATTGGATGGCACTCCCCAGTTCAAGCCTTGACGCACCGTATTTCGACTGGTTCATCAAGTGACAAATCGACCCAGGACAGGCAAACGGCCGCTCCAATTGGTGTAGCGGTCATCGTCAACTGCGGCATCGAGCGGCCGATTCGGGTCGATAGCGGCCGGTGGCGGTGGTCTGTTTCCGGCCAGGACGAAAAGGTTAGAAGGTGATGACTACGATTGGCTTGATCGGCTGAGGCGCAGGAATGGGATTGCCCGGTGTTCCAGGACCAAGCGGCGGGCCATCGTTGACGTTCGGATCCTTAACGCTCTTCGCCTCTGCGAGTGCCGCCGCCAGCTCAGGCGAGTTGATCGTTACAGTACCGTCGGCGTGGATGACGACATCCTTGACGGAAACTTCCATCTTCACGTTCACTGCCATACGTCCTCCGTACTTGATAGGTTGCCAGGATGACTAAACGCGGCGCCATGACGCCCAGATCATCGTATACCCTGCGAAGCCGGTAGTGCTCCTCTGCGATTACCCAAGCCATTCCCGATCCGCATCGGGAATGATGAGCGCATAACGCTCGTCGTCACGCAGGTATCGGATGAAAGTCCTGTAGACGACCTGGTTGCGGTCGAACTCTTTGCTCGGGGAGAACCGCTGCGCCTGCGAGCCGCAGGCGGCCTTGAGCGCGTCTTTGCCCATCTCGTGATCCAGATCGCTGATCAGGGCAAGCAGCATGGCCTGCTGGCGCGGCTCCAGAGGGAATTCCGTTCCTTCGATGAAGACTTTGCCTAGCGAACGCACGTAGCGCAGGGTGGTCTGCGCCGTCAACCGCAGCTCGACCTCCCCCACCTGCTGCGCCCCCGGCGCGGCCTGCCGGTCCGTGAAGAATTCGAATCGGCTCTGGCCAATCCGCGCCACGCTACGAAGCGTGCGCACGTCGAAGCCTGCCAATGGTGATCCGATTGGCAATGGCACATCACTGCTGGTCAATATCACGCAGGAACTGGCGGTGCGCTCAAGCTGGATCTGCTCGCGTAGCCGCGCGCCAACCTGAGGGCGTCCAAGCTGCCGCGCGAAATACCACGTCAGCGGCTTACCTCGCGTCGGCTCCGTCGTGCCGAGCCGCCATACCCGATCGGGCTCGATGACTTTCATGCCTCCGGCATTCATCCCCAGTCCGCTCAACACGGCTGCGACGGCCCGCGCCGGCATTGCCTTATACGTTTCCCGCAGACGACGCGACGCATCAACATCCTCGCATTCCGGGCAAAACAGTGCGATCCGGTCAGCCGACACATCGCGCACGACCCGTGCGATTTCCGAGCAGCACTCCGGACAGTTGACCCAGTCCAGCGGGTGGCCTACCACCAGCAGCCGCTCGCGCAGCAGATGCGTCGCAGCCTCCGCCCCCGCGTCGAACAGGGCCTGGCCGTTGTATTCGGGCTTATCGCGCTCCAGCAGCCGGCATAGCAGCACCGTGGCGTCTACCTGAGCCTGACTCATACGATTACGGCCTCCCGGGGCACCAGCGCGGCCGCAGCGAAATCGTCCTCGGCGTCGATCACCATCAGCGCCTGCAGGACCTTGCCGGCCAGCACCTGGTTTCTCAGCGACAGGTTTTTGATAGTAGACACTCCCGAAGCACGGATGTTGAAGCTGAAGTGGCCAGCGCGACCGCCGTCGGCCACCTGCGTGTAGACGATGACGGTCGCGGCGTCGAGGTGGTATTCGGCCTCGAACATATGCTCCACCTTGAGCGCGCCGCGGGCAATGCGGATAGCGTCATCCTGGGCCTTGTCGGAGGAAGCCTCGACGGTGAAGCTGACGCCAGCAATGCCCACTGGCGTCAGGCGTGCGCGGCGCAGACGAACCATTTCCACGCCGTAGGCCGACCAGTCCTCGTAGGGCTGCAAGCCGTCGCGCAAGGCATTGAGGTTGTAGCGCTGCGGTTCGATCCGCTCTGGGGCAAGATCCTGCTGGACGACATGCTTGCCAAACAGCTCCAGCATCGCGGTGTGGTTCTTGGCCCCGCCTTTAACCACCGTTTCCACCTCGCCGGTCGCCGGGTGGTAGACCAGTGCCGACTCCAGCGCTACGCGCGTGGTGACACGGGTGAAATGGCTCTGCGCGAAGTGCGTCAGCGCCGTCACCGGTCCCTCGACATAGAGGGTCAGCTGGAGAGCGGACATGGCGTCGGCCGCGGTCACGCTTCGGCGCTCCGAGAGTTCGATATGCACGCCATCGCCGCCGCCGGACTTCTTGTACAGCTGTGCCACGGCGTGACAAAACTGTTCGAGCCGCGCACGGTCGCGCGTCAGCTCGAGGCCGCGCTGGATGCGGTGCTTCTTCCAGAACTTGCCGTGAGTCTTGGCCTGGAAGGCCAGGTGCAGTTCGACGTCGCGGAAGATCTTGTCGCGGAATGCCAGCATCCACAGCGCGATCTCTCGCTCGTCACGGGAGGCGAACGCCTCCAGCGCATCGGGATCCGCCTGGCAGGCATTGCGAAACTCGGCCACCGCCAGCCCGTCGGCCATCAGGTGGG